AGTTCGTGGTCCCAGTTAGACAATCAAACCAATCAAACGTTTACACAGGGAAACTGGAACGATTATGCAATTCCAAACACAACCGAATATCAATATTATAGAATAAACGTGCAGGTAGGAGGCAATAACGGAGGAACATACCTCATAATTCAAGAATTGTAAATGCATCAAGATACCTCATGTTGATCAAAAACGTTACACATGTAATTCAAGAATTGGAAATGCATGCGTAGAGAATATTTATCTTAAGTATAAATAATATATATGGCATCAAAAAAAGGGAAAAGTTCAACTTTCGGCCGCGGCTTAATGCAGCTCATCGCATCAAAAATGCCCTATAGTGTTGAGAATTCATTAATCGATAATATTAATGAAATAAATCCTAAATATAAACATTTTTATGGTGCTGGATCCCGGAGAGATTTTCTATTAGCTAAACACAGTATATCACAACAAACGTCTTCGGAAAACGATCCAGCTAACTCTATAGCAATAGATAACAATTATCATCAGTTTATGTATGCTAACATAGACGTTGATAAGGGAAAAAGACTAGGTGATTACCGAGTCATGGCTGCATATGCTGAAGTCGCGGATGCTCTTGATGAGATATGTGATGGTATTATTGTTGAAGATGATACCGGTGAAATAGTAAAATTAGAATTTAGAAATGAGGAATACGGTCAAGTTACACTTGATGAAATCAAAAAAGAATTTAAGAAAATGGTCGACAATTTTAAATTCGAAGAAAAAGGATGGGAGTATTTTAGGAGGTTATTAGTTGACGGTGAGTTATTTTTCGAACATATTATTCATGAAGATCATAGAGACGCTGGTGTTTTAGGTATTTTAGAAGTACCTACCGAACTAATGGATCCAATATACGATAATGTTCAAAATATGCAGCTAAAAGGGTATTTATTAAGACGACCAATTATTAATCCTAAGACTGAAACAGTTGAAAAATATGATTATATACCATTTGAAAAGAACCAAATAACATACGTTCACAGCGGCACTTGGAATGAAGATCAAACTATGCGATTGCCATTTATTGAGAACTGCCGCCGTTCATATAGACAGTTATCATTAATGGAAGATGCAGTAGTTGTACACAGATTAGTACGTTCACCTGAAAGGTTAATGTTTAATATTGATGTTGGTAATTTATCACCACCGAAAGCTGAAGCATATTTAAGAAAATTAATGCATAACTATTGGTCACGAAAAACCTATGATGCTAATCAGGGAACTACTGTCAATGCATTTGACCCTCAATCAATGTTAGATAGTTTTTGGTTTGCTAAGAGAACTGGTAGTGATGGTTCTAAGGTTGAGTCACTTCAAAAAGGTCAAGGATTTGATTCAATTGAAGATTTACAATATTTTGTTAAAAAGCTATATAAATCTCTCCGCGTCCCGGTAGGCCGGTTAGATGATTCATCTACATTTGGTGATGACACTAGCATGTTACGTGAAGAGCTTAAATTTGCTAGGTTTTTATTAAGAACACAACAAAAATTTGCTCAAGGATTAAAAGAAAGCTTTATAACACATCTTAAACTTACAGAGTTATGGGAAAATTATGAGTTAAAAGAACATCATTTTGATGTTATATTTAACGCACCGTCTAACTTTTTTGCATTAAGAGAGCAACAGATATTTGATTTGAAGTCAAATAATTTTACTACGATGGCTCAGGTAGAAGGAATTTCTCAAACGTTCTGTATGAAAAAGTATATGGATTGGTCTGATACAGAAATAAAACAAAATAGAGAATGGCTAAGAAGAGATAAAGATTTATCATGGGAATTAGCTCAACGTGAAGCTATGGGCCCAAATTGGAGAGAACAATTAGAAGCCGCGGCTGAAGCTACAAGTGGTATGGCAGAACCAGGAATGGGTGGTGGTATGGATCTCGGAGCCGGTGGTATGCCGGGTATGGGAACCGCAGAAGCTCCTCCTGCATTTGGAGCACCGCCGCCAGTTGAAGGTGGTGCGGAACCTGCACCTGCCCCAGTCGCTGGTGCAGTAGGTACTGCATTACCTTAAAACACCTCAAGCTCATATAAATATTGATATATGAGTGAAGATAGAGACCTAGGCTGTCATTTAACAAATACAGTTTCCGCTTCCCCGGCGGCCATGTTTGTAAGTACAAACTTAAATCATAGAATAACAGGTTATAATAAATTAGCAGAGAGAATCGCTATGACCCTGGGATGGCCTCAAATTAATATCGAGGTACATAGCAATCAAGTATTTGATAATATTGCTCAAGGATGTGAATTATTTACTAAATTCGCAGGATATACAGAAGAATTTATTATTTTTCATGCAGAAAAATATGAGAAAGGTCTAGGAGTTCCGCTAGATAAATTATTCTCTATGACACCACATATGTCAAATACATTCACCGTCCCGGTAACTAGCGCCGCCACTGATACTACCGGTTCCGGTATTGTATCTGGTGGATATGATTATGATTTACAAGATTATAGAAAAGTTGTAGATGTATTTTCATTTGAAGAAGGAACTACAGCCGGTATCAATACACTATTCACAATTGAACAAACATTAGCTCAACAGACATATTTTAGTTACGCAATGGGTAAATATGGATTTGATTTAATTAGTTGGTACTCACTTAAGCAATGGTTAGATACTAGAAAGAAATTACTATCACAAGAACATTATTTTACGTTTAATGACAGAACGCAACGATTAATAATAACACCAGATCCGAACCAGCAATCAGCCTTTTGGGGTGCAATCGGAGCTTATGTTGAGCGTCCAATCCGTGACTTAATTAAGGAAATATGGATATATCAATATGCATTAGCTCTAACTAAAATTAATTTAGGTCGAATCCGCGGTAAATATAGTGGAACTGACTTATTTGGTGGAGGTGCTCCAAATACCGATGTATTAGAAGAAGGTAAAACTGAAAAGAGAGAATTAGAGGAAAGATTATATGTTGGCGGTACACCAGGATTTGGAGACGCCGCTCCACCACAATTCTTTGTAGGTTAATGTTAGCTAAACCACAATTAATAGGATTCGATAAACCAGCATATACGTATTCGATCCAGGAGATAGTAAAATATGTTGATGGTGATACTATTGATGTAATTCTAGATCTAGGTTTTAATATATCTATAAAACGGCGAGTTAGACTATATGGTATAAACACACCAGAGAGCCGTACACGTGATTTAGAAGAAAAACGCCGCGGTAAAGCCGCGACTGCTCGGTTACAAGAATTGTGTGAATTTATTCATAACGGTGATGTAAATTTAATTCTGAAATGCCATGGTTTAGGTAAATATGGCAGAGTATTAGGTGAGATATTTAACCATAATACTAGTGCTAATCTTACATTAGTTACTGAAGGCCACGCTGTTGAATACTATGGTGGAAAGCGGTAGTGAAAAGAAAAAGAAAACACACGCAATATAAACAAGGACTATATACACCTGTTAATAAGCAAAAATATAAAGGCCGCGGAACACCTAGATACTTAAGTAGTTGGGAATTAAAATTTTTTAAGTGGTGTGATAAAAATCCAAATGTATTAGAATGGACCAGTGAGTCTGTTATCATACCGTATATAAATCCATTAGACAAAAAAGCTCACCGGTATTTTGTAGATAATGTAGTTATCCTTAAGGAGGGTGATATTATTACAAAATACTTGATAGAGATAAAACCTAAGCGACAAACAATGAAACCAAAATCTCATGGTAATAAGAAGGAAAGTACTATACTATATGAAAATATGACATATGTAAAAAATATGTCAAAGTGGGAAGCCGCTAGGAGATGGTGTTCAAAAAAAGGGTATAAATTCCAGATACTAACAGAAGACCATTTGTTCCTAGAAAGTAAATAATATAACCATAAGTATTCATATTAAATGAACGAACGTTTTAGCTTATTAATCGAGAAACCAGACCCGGGGCAATTTGAGTTCCTAGTCGAGGAAAAAAATTCAAAAGATAAAGGATCTATGCATATTATGGGGCCTTATATGATATGTGATGTTGAGAATAAAAACAATAGAATATATCCCCGTGAGGAAATGGAACGCGAGGTAGAAAGATACACTGCTGAAATGATTATTAATAATAGAGCTATGGGTGAGTTAAATCACCCAACCAGTGCTGAAGTCGATCTAGAACGCGCATGTCATATGGTTACCTCGTTAGAACAAGATGATAATATATTTTACGGTAAATCAAAAGTGCTAAGTACACCAACAGGATTAATAGTACAGTCTTTAATTAGAGATGGCTGCTCACTGGGTATGTCTACTCGCTCTTTAGGTAAGTTAATTAATGAAGATAGTAAAGTTAATACTGTCAAGGATATGAGACTAGTAGCTATTGATTGTGTCGCAGATCCAAGTTACCCAAAAGCATTTGTTAATGGTATATTAGAAAGTAAAAGATGGGTCTGTAATGAAGATGGTACTTTTTGTGAAATGTATGACAGCTTCGAAGATTGTATATGTGACTTACCTAAAAAAGACGTAGAACAATATTTACGTGAACAAGTTATTACATTTATTAATAAAATAAAACAAAAACAATAAATATTTATAGATGAATAAAAAAAGCAAAGAAAAGACCGGTATCTGCAAGTTTATCAAGTGCTTAAGCGAAAAAAATTATGCGGAAGCAAATAAATACTTAAAAGGTACGGTAGAGAGTAAAATTATATCCAAAATGGAGAACCTCAAAAAATCACTTAAATGAACAATATAAAAGACACATTAAAAGAAGCAACAAAAGATCTTCTAACTGAAGAGACTTTAAACGCTATCGAACAAGCCTTTACTCAAGCTGTAGATGATAAGGTTTCTCTACATGTCGAGAAGGCCTTAATTGAGCAAGATGAAGACCATGCAATTAAGCTAGAAAAACTTTTAGAAGCCGTTGATATTGACCATACCGATAAATTAAAAAACGTGGTAGGTGCTATTGATGTCAACCATTCACAAAAACTCAAAGTTGTTGCTAATAAATTTAGAGAAACGTTAAACGAGGAAGCCGGTCAGTTTAAGGATCAGGTTGTTGATAATATCAGTAACTATTTAGAATTATACATAGATGAAACAATTCCAACTGCAGATATTGAACAAGCTATGCAAAACAATCATGCAACCAATAAGTTGAATCAAATGCGTAGAGCTTTAGCGGTCGATAAGGCCATGACAACTAGTGTCGTTAAAGAGGCTGTAATGGATGGTAAAAAGCAAATCGATGAAAATAAAGCGAAAAGTCGTGTGTTAGCGGAGCAGAATAAAACATTACATACAAAATTAGTGAAAGTCGAATCTAATCTTCTTTTAGAAAAGATGACAAAGCAACTTCCAACTACAAAGAAAGCGTATATGTATAAGGTACTTGGAGACAAGACACCTAAATTTATAACCGAGAACTTTGATTACACACTTAAGCTATTAGAAAAAACAGAAGAAGAACGCCTAGAAAAATATCAAAGCGAAGCTAAATCTAACCGGAAAGTAAAAGTCGACCGACCAACTACTAAACAATCCCGGGTAATTCAGGAAAACACTCAACAGAATCGTTCTCCATTACAAGAAACGCCTGAGAATCCAATGTTCAACCAATATATGGGTGAGCTTGGTAAATATTAATTTTATAATGAGGTTACTAGATGACCTGAGTAATATA